GACATGGGCTACCGCAATAAGAATAATATTGCAAGTGTACTAGACGAAATGATTGAAAACAAACTAGAAGAGGCTAAGGAAACTGGCGTGTACTCTAGCAAAGATTTGGCTGATCTGTTACAAATGGCACACAAGATGAGAATGGATGAGATTAAAGCGCAAGCGGAACTCGAAAAAATTCAGAGCACTAGCGTAAGAAGTCAGACTAATGTCCAAATTAATGAAGGTGTACCTTTCGGCCAGGGCAACTACGGTAAGCTCATGGAAAAGCTATTAAAAGATGTTAACTGAAGATGAAGTACTTAAAGTGAAAATGGAGTTGCGAGAACATGAGATCCAATGCGAGGAAAGATGGAAAACTACCTTTACTCGATTTGACCGTATTGAGGAGCAGCTCATAAGAATGGAGCAGCGACAAATGGCTGGGCTAGGAACTCTTGTAATATTTCTAGCCGGCATAGTTGTGGCTGTCGCTACCCAAACTTAGTCATGGCTACTAAAATAAATGAAACCACAGAACTAGCTATACCTTTAAAAAATCTTATTGGGTTAGTAACATTCACTGCGGTATCCGTCTGGGCCTACACAGGTATTACAGAAAGAATATCTTTCCTAGAGCATAACATGGCCGCCGCAGTCACCGAGATAGAGGAAAACGATACTTGGATACACGAGTTCGCACCACCCCCTGAGGTACAGGACAATATCAAAAGAGTCAGAGAGCTTGAACTCCGAGTACGAGTTCTCGAGACTAGGTTAGAAGGAGCACATAATGGCGGTTCGTAAGAAACGAAAGACGGCAAAGAAAAAGCCAATTCCTACTAATAAAAAACTTTACGCAAGAGTGAAGGCACAGACTAAACGAAAGTTTGCTGTTTACCCTTCAGCTTATGCAAATGGATGGCTTGTAAAAACTTATAAAGCCAAAGGCGGTAAGTACCGCATGGGGAGCAAATGATGCCAGCAGGAAAAGGAACATACGGAAAGAAAAGAGGACGCCCAGCTAAGAAAGGAAAGGGTAAAGGAAATAAGAAGTCTATGGGCGGTTTAACAGCAGCTCAGAAGAAGCTACCACCAGCACTTCGTAAAGCAGTAGCAAAGAAGAAAAAGAAGAAGTGAGGCCATAGGAGATAGACCGTGAGTTTAAAGAAATGGTTTAAAGAAGAGTGGGTAGATATATCCAGACCTAAGAAGGGTGGCGGCTACGAGAAATGTGGAAGAAGTAAAGCAGGAAAGAAAACATATCCAAAGTGTCTCCCAAAAGCCAAAGCTGCCGGTCTAACTGAAAAGCAACGAAAATCGGCTGTTCGTAGAAAACGAGCAGCTGGTAATCCAGGAGGAAAGCCGACTAACGTTCGCACCTTTGTGAAGAGAAAAAAACGTGGCAGTAAAAAGAAAAGCTAAGAAGAAGGATTCAAGATTAAAGAAAGCTGGTGTTTCAGGTTACAACAAGCCAAAGAGAACACCGGGACATGCCAAAAAGTCACATATAGTTGTGGCTAAAGTAGGCACTAAAGTAAAGACTATTCGATTCGGCCAGAAAGGAGCTAAAACAGCAGGTAAGCCTAAAGCGGGTGAATCAGCTGCAATGAAAGCAAAGAGAAAGAGTTTCAAAGCACGCCACGCAAAGAATATTGCTAGGGGCAAGATGTCAGCCGCATACTGGGCGGACAAGGTTAAATGGTGATGCTAAATGTTGATGGAGCTTGGGGCTATAATGTCTGCAGTCAATACTGCTACTTCGATGATAAACAGGGTGGCTTCTACCACTAATGATATCTCTTCTATAAGTGGGTTTCTTACTAGCTTAGGCAGTGCGCAGGTAGATTTACAGACTTTATCCAATTCAGGTAAGTTAACTGAAAAAGATGCTATTCAAGCTGCATTAACTAGAAAGCAAATAGACGAAACTATGAAAGAGATTAAAGATCTCTTCACTATCAGTGGCAACGGGGCCTTGTACGCTGACGCTATGCAAGAACTAGCAAATGCTAGAAAAAGAAGACTCGATGAAGTAAAGCGCAAACAGAGAGAGCGCAAAGAATTAATTGATATGATTAAGCTAGGCACTATAGCTGTAGGGGTGTGTATCTTTCTAGTACCTCTAATAATAGGCTTTATCATTAACTTAGTTAAGGGGTAATATATGAGAACTGATCTTCAAGAATTTGAACTTAGACAGCAAGCTGAAAGGATAGAACAGCAACGCAAAGACATCATGAATTTATTGGGTAGCGACTCTCCTGACGAGTGTTGTGGTTGTTGTGACCCTTGCGAGTGTGATCCCTGTGAGTGTGAATGAAGCAGTTACAGAAAGACTCAATATACGCACAATTTGACTTAGATGGGGACGGAACTGTGTCCGACGAAGAAATAAAAAGAGCCCAAGATATGCTAGAGATAGAATTGAGGGAAGAGAAGTCAGAAGCCCAAAAACGAATGGCCTGGGTAGCAATGTTATCTATGATTGGATTCAGCGCACTTTTATTCAGCACAGCAGTAACAGAATCAAGAGTAGCAGCCCTAGCAGACTTGCTAGGATTATTTTACATAGCGCAGGCCGGTGTAGTGGGCGCATATATGGGAGTATCCGCATGGATGAGCAGAAAGTAGTTTCTTTAAAAGAAAAGTTTATTTACGTCAAAGACGGTGATCAGTATGGTAAGCGAGACGCTTGGTATATTATGAAGCCAGAGGGCGAAGGAACACTAGAACGGTATAAAGGCGACTGCGAAGATTTTGCACTAACTACTTTGTATCAGCATTGTGATGAAAGCTTACTTAAGTTTTGGTGGATGCTCATAAGCTATAAAGCACAGATTACTTACTGCTATGTTAAAGAGCCTAATAGAGGACACGCAGTTTTAAGGATCGAAGACGATTGGACAGACAACATATTTGGTAGAGTAGTTACTCAAGTAGATATGATTGATTACGGATACGTTTTCGACACAAGATATTTTAATCCCTTAACAGTAGCTATAAAACTACTAAAAGGGAAATGGTGGAAGTACAAAGCATGATAGAAGTCAGCAGGCAAGATATAATCCCAGATTATCTTCTTGACTTTCCAGCCGCAGATAAGTTTCTCAAGCTCCCAGTAGAGCCGTACATGGATTTATTGGGTATTGAGGCACTCCCCTCCCAAGTAGCTATTATAAATGCAATCAACTCTCCTAAGTACAGATTCGTCTGTGCTGCAGTTTCACGACGTCAGGGAAAAACTTATATAGCGAATATTATTGGGCAACTGGTATCTCTTGTTCCTGGTTCCAATATTCTTATTATGTCCCCCAACTATGCCCTATCTCAAATTTCTTTTGATCTACAGCGAACGTTAATCAAACACTTCGATCTGGAAGTTACCAAAGACAACGCAAAAGATAAAGTTATCGAAATATCTAACGGCTCTACAATCCGGATGGGATCAGTAAATCAAGTTGACTCCTGTGTTGGTAGATCGTACGATTTAATTATTTTTGACGAAGCGGCACT